GCCCGCCAATCGTCCCAGATGGTTCTATTCTCTTGAAAACTGAGGTTAACAAATCCGATGCTTGCGGCGCGACTGTATTGGAATGATCAACCCATTGTGTGCCGTCCCAGTTAGCATCAAATCCCTCATCAACCAAATAGGCCCTATCACCTGTCTGGACCGTTACAACCTGATAACCAGCCGTTCCAAGATAAACGATCAAATCCCCAGCACTAAAACCAGACCAAAGTCCGGTTAAAGCACCTGAAGGCATCATGTATATATCACCAGCGCTTGGACTAGAAGGCGGTGCTAACAAATTTCTAGTTACAACGTTATAGCGAGCGCCCTGGCTTGCGTTCGCTTGAGATTTTATATGCCAGTTAGCGCCATCAGAACGAATTGTGACAGACCCACCAGGCCTTGTGATTGCGAAGCCCTCTTTATCGCCTATCTTCTCATTGCCAACAGTTGCCAAAAGTACAGCATTTGAAGTGCCAACGTGACTTGGCGTCTGTTCTGTTCCATCACCTGCAACCGCAGCGCTTTCGAGCGTTATAGTTACAGTCCCACTATTCGGGTTAGCATCAATTGCTTTACCCCTATCAGCCTCAACAATTGTATAGTCTGTTGCTGTCGAGATTGCAGGTGTTTGCGATTTGGCTGTGCTTGTTTGAAACGACGCAAGATCAACAGGGCCTTGGGTGCTTATCTTGGATCTTACGATGGCTTCACGGGTATAGTCGTTACCTGTATCAGACCCATCAGTCATCAAAACATCATAATCGCCTATGGGTGGATAGATTGGGGCAAACACACCATAAGCGTCAGCTTGAACAAAAACACCATGCGCTGTCGTAAGTGGGTAGTCTTCATAGACCGTCCTTGGATTAGTGGTCCCCACATCAAAGAAATAAAGCTTTGCGCCCGATACAAGATTACCGCTGTCGTCTTCAGCTCTTTGTCTAGGTAATGTGAAATGTGCTGTCATTGTGAATTTTCCCAATAAAAAACCCGCCGTAGCGGGTTGGTTGGCAATTTAATCTGTCAGGCTATCAACTAGCCGTAGTTGCAGTCATCAGTATTAATATTTAAGTCTTTACTTGACATGAAGAAATCACCATTTGATACATACCTAAATTAAACATGAATAACAGGTACCATAAATTATTATAAAATAAAACCACCGTTTCCGCAAACGACGATTTGATTTATTTTGGTTTTCTGGTAGAATCATCATTCAAATAACGTGGGGTTATATGTTATGAAAGCTCATTGGTCTGTGCCGGTATTCTATGTTTCTCTAGGTGCTCTTGCTTTAAGCATTTTAGTCTCTTTTTTAACTTGGTTAGAAATCACACCATCTGGATCCAATTGGATCTTTATACCTCTTATGGTGCTCGCTGGCGTTCTTGCATTTCTAACCAAGCCGATTATCATTCCTGATGATCTTGATGAAGATGATGCTTACAATTATATTCAAGAACAAATCACAGATAAAAATGGTCTTGTGGAATCCTTATGTGCTATAGGCTATCTGACAATAGCAGGGATCTGGTTTATTGTAATGTTCAATATGATTCCATAGATCAGCTATCTATCAAGCTTATCCTTCCATCTTCCAAGAGTCCTAACAGAAACTCCATATTGATTAGAGAGTCCACTGATGGGATGCCCTTCCCTTAGCTTTCTTTCTATCGTTCCCCTTGTTTTTTTATTATACTGAGTTGATATAGGGCTTTGAACAGGGGCAGGTAATCGATCAATTGTTTCCCCAGTATAAAACGGTTTGATTTTTGATTCAATGGCGGGCTTCCGATCTCCCCTATAAGCAGGGGGTAGAGCCCTACCCACAAGTGCCCCTAGCGCCACATTTCCTACTGTTCTCCCTAATGATGCCTCATCATCCTGATGGTAAAGAACATCAGCGCCACCAGCCACAGCGCCACCAGCCAACATGCCTATGGTATCAATATCATCTACCCCCTGTGCCTTCTCAGATGCCCTGTAGAGATCATCTTCAAGGTCACCTATTGTTTTTGAATGATAATAAGTTGGCTCAATCTTTTTAAGGTCTTCTCTAATGTGATATTGCAAGTTGGGATCATCGCTTAAACGTAAAGCGCTCTCCGCTGCGACCCTATTTGTCCCTACTCTTTCAATATCTGCCATGTTCTTTTGCGCGTTTAATGCATTTGCCTTTACCATACCTTTAAGCCCAATTACTGGCAAAACACTGGCCATAGCACCGGCTAGAACATCAGCTCCGTTCTCCTCAGTGGCTCTTGCCATCTGCTCAAAATAATTACCTTCTTCGCCCGCCTGAGCATCTTCAGGGCTAAACACACCCGCGGCGACAAGCGGCGAAACCCCATACGCTGCGCCTGTCCCCATGGCCCTAGGTATTGTTCTGTAAGCTGCACTCAGCGCTCTACCCGACAAAGGCAGGGTCGCCAAAGCAATTTCAGAAATCCCCCCTGCTGCCCTCAAAAGATCTCCCTTATGAGTCCCCTGGGCAAGGTTTTCAGCGCCGTCCTTAACAAGATCCAGCCCTAAAACTGCAGATAATACATTAGGTACAGCCGAAACTCCTTCATCAAGCTTACGGCTATATTCTCCCGCCAAAGGTCCAAACTGCTGTGCAAAAAAATCGTCTCGTGGAGAATTAGGGTTGTTTAATCCAGGCTTTAGGCTACTTGGGAGATCATATTCATAGATAGGCGGGTCAATTCCCATGTCACGCCTAGTTTGGCCCTGGGTTATTTGAGATTTTAAAAGAAGGATATCTTCCATGCTTAATTGAGGCTGTTGTTCCATTTGCTCACCTTTGGGTTTCCCAATAAAAAAGGAGCCTTCGAGGGCCCCTTAGTTTAAAATTTATGTCTTCTTTTACTTAAGCAGCTATGTGCTCGTCCTCCTCGCAGAAATCAAACTTAACATCGCTTATCATGGTGAATAAAGCATGCACAAGATTAACCATATTGGCCATTGTTGTGATTGGTCAAAATGACCAGGTGGTCGGCTGGGGACGAAATTTCTACAAACAGCAAGCCAAGAACTACGATATCACTGTACGCAATAGATAATCTGGGCTCCACTATCTTGATCCATCCGACAAATACCCCGCTCTTAAAGCGCTTTCGTTATCTGCCATTATTTCAATTAAATTAGATCCCAACTCACTGGACTTTGTCGGCCCATATCGAGATTTAATAACATTTAAAGCGCGTTCTATCTGTTTTGGATCCGTCGATGTCAGTAGGTCAGCAAGTCTTGTTGAAACTTCCTCTCTCATCCCCAACGTTTCCCGAATAACCATGCCAACTGTGTCTGCAACAGCTGATAATAAGTTATTTTCTTTCATTCTTCTGGAAAAGTCAGCAAGCGTATTGAAGTCTTTCGCGCTTTCTATTCTAAATGCCGTTCTTGAGCCACCAAGCATGTTTTTAGTTTCAACCATGCGCTGCTCTCTATCCAGCAACTCACCAAATTGATCAGATGGTTTTGTTAAAGCGTCTTTGCTCTTCTTGTGGGGCGCTATGGCTTTGTGCAAATCAGCAAATTCCGCACGTCTAAATAGCTGTGTTGCGTCATCAGTTCTCTTTTTACGGCCCAAATTTTTCTTAACCGCATCATAGAAGCCAAGGCGCAACATTTTAAGTTCACCTTGATTTAACCCCTGGACCATTTCGGCTGTCAATTCCGCGCCTTCCTTAAAAGTGTCCCTGCCCTTTTGGATTGCGTCTTGCATTCTCTTGCCACCAGAGTACAAATCTCGAGCTGAAGCATAAAATGTGTTTTGTGTTGGGTTAAGCTTGTCCCCTCCATGAACAGCGTTTAGCATGTCGTTTTTGAACCTTGTCAAAACACGAACCGCTTCTGATTTTCCGCCCCTCTTTTTGATAGAGATCATATCGTCGAGAGCTTTTTTAGCATTATCAAAACGTTTAAGCTTTTTATTCAGAGGTAGATTATGAGCGCTTTCTGGTAAACGTCTTTCAAAATAACTAATGGCTTTATTTAAAGAACTCTTTATTCCACCTGACATATCATCGAGCTCAACTTTTGCGCCCTGGATAACATCTGACAAATCAAAATCATCAGCTTGCTGGAAAGCTTTTTTATAAAGCGGTCCCGATTCCCTTCTTAGTTCAATTAGAATATCTCTTTCAGTCTTTAAGGCTGAACCTGTCGATTTAATCTCTAAAGATCGGGATAGATTGTCTAGCAACCTCTCACGCTGCCCATAAAGTACTTGCTGTTCTCCAACTGTGTCAGGCAACTTCTCTGTGCTAAACGGACTTCTTGTACCTCTTTGTCTGTCATTGATACGGTTTTTTACAATAGACCGCGCCCTTCCAGGAGAAATAATTGTTGTTTCCAATAAAGATTGCGTGGCCTCGTCGCCTAATTCGGCTAGGGATTCAGGCAACCTGCTATTATATTTGCCAAATCTTGTGGCTCGCTGGCCTTCTTTAAAGTCCGCCAGAATCTGATCTGGTGTTTTTCCCGAACGCTGTATTGTTTTGTTTAAAATATCAGCTGCTACAGTGTCGTCAGCTTGAAATTTATGCTTAACAGAATCCTTGATTGCTCCTGTTGTATCGGAAACTAATTCGCGAACGATCCTAGGAACAACCTTCGTTGGCAAGGTAACAATATCCTTGCTTGTTTGCATAATCTGGCCCTGATCAGGGACCCTGCTACCCATTTTTTTAAGTCCACCTGATAAAACCGTGTTTGGAGCTCCTGACATGATGGCACCAACTTCAACCATACCGGCTAAATCACGCTCAAGTCTTTTCGCACTGCTAGGGCTAAGCCCCATTTCCTGACCTGCTTGAGCTGCTACATGCGTCCCGCTTCGGGCAACCCCGCCCAATGCGCGAAGCCCCGTCATACCTAAATCAAGCCCTTTGTCAATCATCAGGTTGAGTCCATTTGTAAATGGAGTGGCAGGCAAGTAATGACCCACTTTCCCATCACCAATGGGCTGATCTCCAAACCCTTTGTTAAACCCACGGCCCGCTGCGTCCGCAAAGCGACCAGCCATATTGCTGTTATCTATTTGAGGTTGGGGGTCTGCCTTTTGCGCTTCTCTTAAAAAATCATAAGGATCTAAAGCTCTTTGTTGTTTTATGCCCTTTTTGCGCTGGACAGGACTTGAAGGTATCAAATCATCAAATGAAACAGTCTTCATGGTTCCCGTTGGGATCAGATCGTCGAACATGCCGTCCATTAATTGCCCTCTAAAATTCTAGCACGAACCTTTGCAGGGTCAGCACCTCTAGCAATTGCGTTTGCGGCCTCGCGCAAAACGGAAGCATCAACCTTCCCTCTTAAATCACTAAGCCCCAGGTTTCCACCGTCCACTTCAGTCACCTTCGTTTTGGCTTTTTCTGCAGAGTTTTCAGCTTTGTAAAAATTACGAAAAGCCCCCTGGCTCTCTCTAATCAAATTTCTAGTCGCAGCTATGCGAGCTTTTCTTTTTTGCTCTATAGTTTCCGCCTTATCGCCGTATTTTGGAAAATACAGATTAACTTCCTGCTCCATTTCATCCTTACCAATGGCCGCGCCGCTCTCACGTCTCAGCTTAGCTCTAACCCAATCCTCTTGGGCTTGCTTGTAAGATTGGGATTCTGTGGAGTTTATACCGCTTGCCAGAGTGTCAGCCATCCATTCTCTACCGCCATATTCGTACCCATTTTTTTCAAGAGGTGTCATCGTTAAATCAGCATCCTGCATCCGCTTGGCAAAGCTTGCAGATTTGACCTGACCGTCTGAATAAATTCGGCTATTTGAATTAAGGTCTTTTGGCCCACCAGGTATTGCCACAACGCCGTTACCGTCAGGAGTCAGCATGAAGCCGGTAGGGATTTTGTATGACGGCTTTTCAGCAGCAGTTGCCTGTTTTTGCATGGCCTGAAGTTTTAATTCATTAAATTTGTCATCTTGATTGTATCGTCGCTGCTTTAACCCAAACTCACGCTCTCTCCAGGCGTTTTTATTCTCAAAAAGCTTATCTTGCCTTGCTGCGCTTGCAGCCGCCCTATCATTCTGAGCTTTCTGGCTAAGCAGGAAGTTTCCGAAAACCCCATTGTTTGACTTATAAGCTTCAGATGCAGCGCCCAAAGGATCTGTCTGTGATTGAGGTATCAATTCAGCCATAGCGTTATTACGTGCTTCCAGCTCTTTTTTCTTTTGATGTTGATCAAGTAATTTAGTGAAAGGCGAAAAATCTAAATTGCGTCTCGGCTGAACACGAGCTAATGGTTGATTAATAAATTGGGGCATTAGCCAGCACCTCCAAATGACGGCAGTGGTGGTAAGCCCGCATATGCCTTAGCGGCTACAGCTCCAAGGTTAAGAGCGCCTTGAAAACCAGACCCTCTGGAACTTGCCACCTGGTTTTGAACGCCCATAAACCCTGCAGCGTCTTGCTGAGCGATCATGTTTTCAAGATCTGCTATGTTATTGCCTGTATTGTAAGTATAATTAGCTAGTTGGGCCCCTGCCTGCTGCCCTTTGCTACCAAGTGCTTCGAGTCTATTTAAACGATCCTGAAACGCACCGTACTGCGCAGCTTGGCCACGATCAAAGAGTGCCATCTGTGTTCGACCCGAATGCAGGCTCCCACTTGCTGCGGCTGACCTTTGAACCCCATCTAATGCCTTATCCAAACTTGCCTGAAACCCAGGGTCATTATTAAAGTTAGCAAAATAATCTTGCTGGGCCTCTGGCGTCCCCTCACCTATTGCATCTCTATAGGTATTGCTGACATCCAAGCCCTGTTGATAATACGGTTCAAAATAACCTTTCGTATCATTTAAGGTCTGATTGGCTATTGATTTGTATGCATTAGCGCCTTTTCGCCGCATTATTTTAGACTGGTCATAACCATGTCTAATGTCATCGTTGCCGCCGGCAGTCCCTAAAACTTTATCTAAAAATCCCATGTTAGCTCATTAACCTCGCAGCTTTTAGGGCTTCAATTAATTCATTTATCTTGTCGACTGTCTCTGAGTTACTAGCGTTAACATCTAACTTCGATACCGCTCTAGCTTCGCGTGTCATGTAATCAAGCCAGACATGATTAATGGCTCCGCTTTCGTCCAAAAGCGGAGTTGAGATACTTGGTCTTGTTATCAAGCTGTTACCTTTTCCAATCGAGCAGCCGCCCCATTGATCCCGCCAGCAACAGCCGCCGACATCGATATCTCAACGGAGAAACCATCTTCACCAGACGTACCTAGACGCGTAAATTTCACACGCTTGTCGTGCTGGCCTTGCTGGCCAACTTCTCTTTGTCTAAAGCTTCCCCAGGTGATACCCATATCTTTTGACAGCCTCATCATCGCCATAGGATTTGAGTTATGCTGGTTAAGAGAGCCATCGCCTTTACCTGGAACGAAATTAAGATACAAAGCGCTCATCTGAATGCGTCCTGGATAGTCATGATTTATACGAGATCTAACAGTCCATATATTATGCTCGCCATTTTCTGTGTGGTTATCATTGTCCACCGCGTACAGCTTATTAGTTTCGCAGTCACCTATGATTGTTTTGTCAGCAAACTTCTCAGAATACAAACCTCGCCATTTGTTTGAACCATAGCTTTCAGCATTATGCCAAAAGCCAGTTTTCAGGTTCATGACCCAAGTAAAGTTAGTTCCCGACAAAACATAATACCCAATGCCGTTGTTTGAGTATGTGAAGGCTTCAAGCCCTAGCTTATCAGGCTCATCACTGATATCTCTTTGGACTTCAGGAGTTGAAACTGGCTGGCCGATATAACTACTAGCCATCCTGACAACACCGTCTTTATCAACCCACATAATGACAGTGCTAGAATTTGTATTTGTTATTTTAGCAACCGACTTACCACTCATGCACCCCTGTTCATTTGCATCTAGAAATGAGAACGGGAACCCCTCACCACCATCATAGCGCCAGACCTCAACGGATCCAGTGCCAAAGGCGAATAGATCACGACCTCTTATCCCACCGCCCAGCAAACCATCTCTCTTGGATTCTGCTGTTACATAACTTAAGGCGTTGACTTCTGTGCTTTCTAGCCCAGAAGCAAATATTTTGCCGTCCGCGATAGGGAATATGAAATTTCCATTCAAAAAATGAACGGAAACTGGAGGCGGCAAATCAGGATCATTAAATTCACTAAAGACACCGCTTTGATATTTATAAACCAAACCATTAGATACAAGCATCATTTGCGCGTCTGTTCGCCGGTTCACTTCCATATAAACACGGTCATTGCCTGGGATTCCGCCTATTTGTTCAATAAAACCCGCTGTATCCACGCTAAAGAACTTTTGGCCCGATACAACGTACAATTTGTTTTGAAGCACCAGCATGCCTCTAATAGCCCCGCCGTTTGTTAACGTGGCAAATTCTGTCAACCCATGCTTTGCATATATTGGGAAACGAAATATTGCCTCCTCTCCAGCATCCTCAGCTTCGCAGTTGATGAGCTTTGGAATAGGAGAATATCTATCAGCATCTGACTTAAGAGCCAGATTAATCGGCCTGGCGCCTTGCGGTAACTGCATCAGAAGAAATCCGCCGGAACGGGAAGTTTTGAAGCAGATTTTGCCGTGTGCTTTTTAAGTTTCTGCAGATTTAACCGGTCAAGTCCCTCGTCAAATGGTCTGCCAAATGATGGGGCCACTCTGTTAGCAACAAAACTTGATAAACGATCGAACACAACAACAGGGATTTCCTCTTCAGGCCAATATGCTATTCCCTCATCAACAAGTTCAGCGTAAAGATCTGAATACTTATCTTTGACTAATTTAGCATCTTGAGCCTCTGGTGTTTCAGTCGCACCAACTTCTGTTAGTTTGGCGATCAAAACATCAGTCATGAGCTCTGTTGTCGTGCGCGTGATCATTATTCAACGCCTAAAGTTAGGCTGTTTGCTTCCAGTAATTCTTGGAGCTTCTTTTTGTCAGCCCCAGACGGAACCTCAATGTCTTTAGACTCAAGAAGTTCCTTCATTTGTTTATTGGTTGGTTCTTTTTTCGGCTCAACTTCTGGCTCAACTTCAAAAAAACGATTACCTGATAGTTTTGCAATCACCGCCTCATCGACAATGTCTTCTGGTTTGCCTTTGGTGAAAATTGTCCCATAGGCGGTTAATTCTGGCTTATCACCGATATACGAAATTTTAATCATATTAACCCCTTGAATTTATATTGAAATGAAAACGGGCAGCCTAAGCCGCCCGTTGTTTTAATTTTGTTGAAAGATGTTAAGCGTCTGCTACGCCCGAAACATACAGCGTCACAACTGCGTGATCTTTCTTTACGTTTGAACCTTCGTCACGCTGGATTTTAGAAACGCCTAAACATTCTTCAATGCCTACACCTTTCACAAAACCATATGAAGTGTTGTCCTTCAGTGTCTTCTTGGGCATTTGACCCCAGCCAATCCCAACAGCCTGACAGCCGCAAAGAGCGATGGGAGCGACATCAATGCCGCCATTACCAACACCAGAAATAACATCAATCTCCGGAACCTCACGAATGATGACACCATCATATTCAAGATCACCGTCCTGGAAGATCGGGTTGTCTTTAACGTTACGCGGACGGGCATCCGCGTTGATAGTTTTCAAGTCTTCCTTAAGATCGCGAAATGGCTCAGAGCCTGCGAACAAAGCAAAATACTCTTTGCCGCCTGTGCCTGCGCGCATAGGTTTGATATGCGGAGAGGCCTTTTTTGCCATGCGTTTTGCAAGGCTTATAACAGAAGCTGTAAGCTTATCATTTGTGCCATCAACATTAGCCAATGAAACAGAATGGTCATTCGCAGAGTTATTTGACTTTGCGGAACCAAAAAGCACACGATCAGCATTATTTGCTAACCAGGCATCTTTCTGAGATTCTGAAGCCGTACCGTAGGCAACGCCATCTATTGAGAAAAGCTGCTCAGTGATATCATCGCGGAGTTGTTCAAGACACCAATCTTTTAAAATTGGGTAGAACTCGCTATGAATATCCACTGCATTAAAGTGCTTATCTTGCTTAGTGACTGTAATAGCATTAGCTCTAAATGCTAAGCTAATATTGTGAACATACTGCCCAATTGCTTCCTCATTACCATCAAGGTTTTGAATATCATTACCTGAGCGACCCGTGCCGCTTGCGCGACCGGATAGACTGACAGCGATTGTGCCGCCTTGGTCCTTGGCTTCGAACAGGGTATGAAAGATTGAAGTTTGAGAACTGCCCATATAAGCTTTGTAACCGCTATCGCGGACATATTCTTTCCAGAGTTTGCGACTCCATTTAGTTTCTTGGCCGCCTGTTGGGGGAGTTGTTAGTGCCATTATTTAATACCTCATGACATGTTTTGTTTGAAAAACTCCTCATCGTCCTCAACAACATCCCCAGATTTCTGAGCATTTGTTGTCGAGCTGAGTGAGGGCGGAACATCTGGCGCAACTCCAGCTTCAGCTCTCTTTTGTTCAATCTCTGCCATGAGCTCTTTTCTAATGACTTCCTTTTGCTGTTGGTTGTAACTATTCAAGTCACCTCCGACAGTTTGGAGAACATTCTGGTTCTGATACCATCTCACTGCGTCACCAACAGGATCACGGGTATTGCTAGATGCTATGATCTGGCTAATTCCCGATTGATCAGCTGCTCTCATAGCTTCATAAGCCAGCTCTTCACCAAATTGGTTCTTTGCGTATGTCAATGAGTTTGACATCACAATATCTTTCAATTCTTGGTTATGTTGCTGGCTTACTGATTCAATTCGTTGATTGAACGAGCTACTTAAATGATCAGCATATCCTTGAGGGTCATCCAGTGGGTCTGGTATTGTCTCTGGTTGAGATTGAGCATTGTTTTGCTGTTGCTGTAGTTGAGCAAAATGTTGTTGGTATTGAGCAAGAGACTGTTGCAACTGCTGTACTTGTGCATTGGATTGAACCAATGCCTCTTCATATTGTTTTGCTTTTTCTCTGCCCTTGTGGACCTCTGCAATTGGCACCATGACTGGTTGCTTTTCTTCAGCTTCAGGCTTTTCACCCTCCAAAGTTTCGCTGCTTTCAGGCTCAGCCTCTGGGGCCTCACCTTCTGGTTCAGAAACTTCCTGTTCTTTCTCTGGTGCTTCAGATTGTTCAGGTTCCTTTTGAACCTTTTTCTCTTCTGCTCCATCTTCAAACAGGCTGTCGATATTCAATTCTTCATCATCGTTCATTTGCTGGGTCCTTCCGCATTCCGCTGCTGGTCACGAAGCGCCTCAATCATGCGGTGTGAGACGATCACCGAAACGCCACTTAACGGAGTGACGAACCGAAACGCGCTGTTTCATGCCCTGCACGTAGGCAACAAAAAACCCGCCAGAAAATTCAAGCGGGTTAGGTACGCAACATTTACAAAAACTTGTTATTGATAAAGCTCGTCCGGCCATTGATCCGGATGTGCCACGGTAGGATCCCTGTAAGGTACAGGCTCTAACGGTTGCCCCTGCTCAGGACCAAGCGGTATCTGATTGCTAAAATCCTGCCCGTCTATAGCGTCTGCTGTTTGCAGCTCTCTCATAGCTCTTGAGCGGTTTAATTCTGTTTTGCTGAATACTTCTTCTATTTTAGCAACAAGCTCATCGTTCTTTAACTTCAATTGATTGAACTGAAGCTCTTGCATTTGTTGCTGCTGTTGGTTCTGAGAGGCTTTAGCTTCATCTTCCTCAATCATTTTTATGATCTCGGCTTTGTTTCTAAGGGGGCTTGCTTTGAATATCGCTTTAGCGGGGATTTTTTGACCGGATTGCGCAAGAAATGGAACCACTTCCATAAAGGTCTTAAAATCTTCATTTTGCATGGTGAGTGTGTCGGGGCCTTCATCCAGAATGATGTCCACGTCCATATCTTTCAAGCTATTATCAAGCTCAACCTCTTGGGTTTCTTCGTTATAAATCAATTTATTTAAAGTGATGAAGTTAGTGCTATCCTCATCATCTGTAACTCTAATGAAGCGTTCTTCAGTCCAAAACTGCCTAGCAATGTTCCAGCCTTTCCTATAGCAGCGTATCTTCCAGCCTTTCATCTCTTGAAGCTCTGGGCTTAACTCAGTGACACCGGAAACTTTTTGCTCCTGGATCGCTACACCGGATTGATTTTCTGTCCCTCTGCCTATCAAGGCGTTATTAGGTCCAAAGCGATCCATCTGCTGCAAATCATTCTGAAGCAAGCTCATTTGTCCAGACACTTGATCGGAGTTTGGGATAACGTCGAATCTCATTCCCGGATGCACTTCAACATGTCCATCCGCCTTGTGTAGTTCCCTTTTCGCTTCGTCAATATCTTCTACGGCACCGACCTCACCAATCGTTTGGCGAGTGTTAAGCATATGCAATAGTTTGGAGCTGCGCTGATTGATGGCGCGCTGAATAGGGACCATGTCTTTAACAATACCATAACGGATGCCATGTGCGTCTACATGAGGGCTCCACACCTCATAACGATGGTCCGACTCTCCCTCATCATCTATAAAGGGGCTAACCCATTGATCTAATATTTGGTTCCCACAATGGTAAGCGCAATGCCATTTGCCATTGTTCTTATACCAGTGTTCAATCAGGTAGATGCTTTCTTTCTTAAAGCTTACCCATAAATCAGACTTGTCTTGTGAGGTCTCAAGAGAAGACTCATCTCCAGTCTTTGACGCTTCCGCAATCGCGTCAATTTCTTTTGTTTTGCCCGGCATAAGGGCTTTAGCGTCTTCTATATCTACCCATTTGTGGGTCCCCAGATATTTGGAATCTGAAAAATCTTCTTCTTCACATCTAGGGTCATAAAAAAACGAGTTCTTTTTTATAGGCTTTAATTTGATTGTGTTCTGGTCGCCCCGCTTCACAATATCAAACTCAACCCCGCCAACCCCTCCAATGCAGCCTCTTTGTGCTGATTTTTTTGAAATATTATTGAAATTATTGTTCTCAAAAATATATCTTAATGTTTTCGTCGCTACATCAGAATGAGACTCAGCCTTTGGACTCGGACCTCGTGGAAACGCCTTTGGATCACGCCGCATGTTCTCCTCAACACCCACAAAACCATTTACTTTTTTTCGAACTTCATTATACCAGATTTCTGGTTGTTCTCTTTTTTTAAGAACTGCCCTTTGTGCTTCTGTCCACTGATCTCCGTGGTAAAATTCCCATGCTAAGTCCGCTATTTCACGTTCAATTGCTTTTTCAGGGCTATCATTCCATATCTTAAAATTCCTAAGCAGTCTTTTTCCAGATAAAAAGTGGCCATGTTGCTCCGTCTTTTCTGGTATTCCTAAGCCAGCATCCATCCGTCTTTATCCTCGTTATTTTGCACAGGGCGGTAGCCACCATTGGTTTTCTTGTTTTTTACAGGGATAGTTCCACCAACCATTGAATCAAGCATCTGACCAATGAGGCTTAAAGTGTCCGCCTGATCGTCATAAGCGCCCGCAGGAAACATCAGCAGTTCATTCATCAGCTCATCTTTCCATATTGCATTCATAGGCAGGTAAACCTTGCCTTGGGCCGCCCTTGCTTGAAAAGATCGGCACCGTGTTGGCTTGTCAGCCACACTAGCAAACTGCTCACGGCGAAAATAAGCTTTACGCTCTCTCATTCTTTTCTGAATATATGGGCCTAGGCTTTTTAATATTTGGCCTTTTTCCTCACCCCAAACAATCGGCTTATGCTTTTTCCCAAGGTCAATAAAAGCCTCTATCCACACATCAGAACCAGTTTGATCTCTCCACAGATCAAGAACATAAATATTATCATCAGGGTCAATGCCGACCACGACATGTACGGTAAAATCCCCGCCCTTATCAGTCACGGCATAATCACTCGCGCCGTAAATTTTCAAATGCCTTGGGACCCGGTCATACCAGCGGAAAAACTCGCGCTTAAAATATGTTCCTTCAGCCAAAGAAGGCCTTTGTTGCAATTGCCCCGCAACAGCTCTTTCAGTTAGGCCTTTTTTTAACTTGCCCATCTGGTCAGGGCCGTAATGGTCTGGCCATAACAATTCACCCTCTTTTGAGCGCATATCGCCCATAAAAAGAAACGGATGCTTGCTTTCATATTCAGCCGGTAAGCACACATGTGTGTACCCAAGTTCTTTCTCCAAGATATGCCCTGATATGTCCTTCTCATGGATACGCTGCATAACGCACACAAACGCTCCGTAAGCAGGGTTATTCAGTCTTGATGGTAAGACCTCACGGAAAACCCTTACAGCTTCCTCCCTAACCTTCTCTGAGTCTGTTTGCTTTACATTATGAGGGTCATCAAGGACAATAACAGAACCGCCCTCACCAGTGGCTACACCGCCAATTGAAGAAGCCATTCTGTAGCCGTTCTCAGTGTTACCAAAAATCGTCTTTAAGTTTTGGTCTGGCTTAAAGTTGAACTTGTCACCCCAATTGTCTTGGTACCATTGAGACTCGATTAATTGCCTGGTCTTAACATTATCGCGCGTTGATAGTGATTGAGCGTAACTTAAATATAAAAACTGAGCACTCGGTCCGCATGTGGGTAAAATCACACCATCTTTTTCAACCTGAGCCTGAGCCCAAACCCAAGCTGGCCACGAAACCCCAACTATGGAACTCTTTGAGTGCCTTGGCGGCATGTTGATAAGCAAGCGATCTATCTCACCCTTTGTCACAGCTTCCAAGTGTTCACAAATACAATCAATGTGCCAGTTGTGTTTATACTGCGCAGGGTCAAAAACTCCCCAGGCTTGTTTATGAAACTCGGCCAATGACCTGACCGCTTGCTCTTTATGGACGCTCTTTAGGAGCTTCTCAGCAACACTAGGATCGTTAAGAGCTTGCTTTATTAAGGAGTTCTGCAAGCGCATCTAGATCATCGTTTTTGAGTACAGCAAGATTAACAGAGCTTTCCAGCGGTTTACCATCCCCGTCAGTATGCTCATGAGCAACTCTATCGCCGTAAGATTTAGGTTTTAACTTGCTTGCCACCCATTTCATGGCATCTATTCGTACCCTCTTGTCGTTGGGGTGGAGATCATCCCGCTCAACAACTTCCAGTATTTGTTCAGCGTGGAAATCCGCGCTATCTTCTTTCGCGCGCACGTAATTATTTCTAAATTCCTGATGTTTATTCAACCATCTATAAATTGCGGTTCGCTTTGGTTTACTCTCTGGCTTATCATTTAACCAGGCGTTCAAAGAATTTCCCTCAGCTATATACTCACAAATCTCATCGGCTATATCTGTGGTGTAGTCCGTTGGTCTACCCTTACCCGCTTTTACCTTTTTCTTCTTAATAGCCATAATATCCCCCCTCGCTTCTATACCAGCTATTTGTATTCTGGCATGGATCAACGATATCCATCTTTACAACCTTCTTATTCCCATTCGTTGTTGTGATAGTTGTTTCTAAATGTCCACATCCTTCAATTAGATAATCGACAGACGTTGTGTTTATTGTTTTAGTAGTTGTTAAAGATGATGATGTCTCACTGGTTAATGAGATTGTCTCTCCTGCATCAAGCCAGTCTTTTAATTCTATTCGGTAATCAATTACCTCATCTCTATCTTGGACGGCCCAATAACGATCAAGGTGAGATTTAGAGTGCACACCAAACAAAACATCTTTGTTGTTTCTATTTATTCCAATGTGTCTCTTGGGCATTTTTCTTTATCCTACTGTCGGGCAATAAAAAACCCGCCGTGAAGCGGGTTGGTTGAGGGATGATTTGTGCTTCTGATCAACTTGAGAGTATTTCTTTAAGCTTGTTAATTGGCATATAAGGATGATCCTCAGCCTTAAGCTTCTCCAGAAGCTCTTTAGGCCATTGGTCATCATGTGATAGGCTCTGCTCAATATCGTCTTCAGCGGCTTTTATAACCAACAAAGGACCGCTTTTTCCTGCCATCTTGCTTACTCCTCTGTGTTTTGCCGAAATTGAGTAAGGCCACCAAGCGCAAGACCACCGATGGAGTTAAACTGAATGACATCTTTTAATTCTGGATTTGAATTAACAAATTTTCTAATGCGCTTTGCTGTTTTAGGGGCAATTGTTTTAATTGTATTAGGGTTAGTTAGATAACCGCGAATAGCTTCTGCCATCAATTCTCTTGGGGCTTCTTGCGTTGAATATCCAAGATGTTGTGGGCCTGTTAAATTACGGACTCGCCTTTGACCCGTGTTCATCTCATTGTAAAGTGGTTTTAATTCTTTACTTAAGCCTTTCGTAGGTATCTCACCTGCTATCTGGTCTAGCGCATGGCCAAGTTCGTGAGGTAAGACTTTTTCAGCCTGGCTTTGTGTAAGCTGGTCTGAAAGTTTTATTCCTGTGGGTCGTCTAGAAACGGAGTTGAGTAACGTTTCACCTGCACTTCTCCCGAGTTCACTTTGCGGTGATATCTCAATTCCTCTGCCCGTTGTTTTCTTTGCAAGGGTGTTAAATTCATCGTTCGGGAAGGGGTTGTCCGGCGACGCACCAGTTCGTCCCACCAGGAATGATCTGCCTGAGAGGGGTCGTCCGTCGATGTCGTAGGTGAGTCGTCCTTGCTCATTAAACTTACCTCCAAGAGGGTAATCCGCTTCAAATGGGCGGGGTGTTTCATCCCTTAGATTATACATCGAAATAGACTTGCTGTCCAACTTTTCAGCTCTTTTTGACCTCAATAATCCAGACATTCCAAGTCCGGACACTCCTCTACCTCCAGGCACTAAGCTTGCTGCTAGCAAGGCCCCTGCAAGGCCCATTGTTTTAATATTTCCGTCCTCGTAACCACGCCCTAACATTTCACCGGCTTCATGCGCGCCATAAGCCGTGCCAATCGGGGTAAGATCAAGAACGCTCATCAAATCATTGGCTTGTCTATGGTCTGCGCGACTCCCCCCTAAATACTCACCAAAAAATCCAGAGATTTGCTCTCTAAGAGAAGGCGTGTGAGATTTTAATGCTGGATAATGAGGGCTATAGGGTGGAGCCCAGTGTTCATCATCCATTTCTCTTGCTCCTCTGTGTTTATATTCCAGCCCACAACACACCATAGCGCTATGTTTAACGGTTGTTTTGTATAGGTTCGCTTGGCTGTTGTGAGTTGAATAGGTCTGCACAAGCTAAGTTTTTGTGCCAGGGAGGTGAACACAAAAGAGCCTGTGCAAATTTAAATAGAGCAACCAAGCAGGGGTATTGCGCGTGATAGATGGGGTCCATCATGTAGCGCTTGGTTTGCTGGTCACTCTAACTGGTATGTTGTTTATTGATTTATATATGTTTATCGGTTTTTTTCTTAAATTCGGATAAAACCGAAACAAGGATAGATTAACATTTGAGGTGCTAGTTAAATCAAGCAATATAAAGAATCTTTATATTGCTCGGTCAGCAAAACCAGTAACGATGTATTCTCAGTCTTTAAACGCGGCATGAGAGGCATATATCAGCACTGTGGCGAAGCTCATATGCACCGCTATCTAGCTGAGTTTGATTTTAGGTATAATGGACGTGCAGATCGACAAATCTGCACGTCCTCAATGTATCTCACGTCAATTGAGTTGGCCGCGAGAATCAAGTTCTAACACGTCTATTTATCATCATGTAAGACAGGGTCGTCAAGTCCAACTCTTGTTAATCAACTGGAGATTATGGACAATGATAGATATTATCAAAGATGCGATCCATCATATATGGGGTGCGACACATGACCCATCTGTAACTACACGAATGACAATTCGTGCGAAAGATAAGCTAGATTGCAGCATAAAGACAATCGACTTTGAGGAATTAACAAATACTACAGATTTTATCCTAGATGTAGGTAATAGGTTGGCATTATATCGTGACAGTGATTTTTTTAGAAAAAACAGATGACAATATCCTTATCAAAGCCTGCTCACTTTCATCATGCTCAAAATCATAAGAATTTAGCTCAATAACCCCGTTCAAAACCATGTCTTCAGTAATAATAATCTCTAGTTTTTCTTCATTTCCCACTGGCCTGTCCATTCGAATCATAGCGCTTCATGCTTGGTACCTCAAGTATATAATTGTGATTGATGAGGCTTAAACCCTAAACGCAATTAGGGCGTCATCTACATACAACTTTTTAAAATCCTTGTCAACCATGTTTCTTAACTTTATTTAATTTGCGTTGATAGTCTTAGAAATAACCTTCCTCATGGCCTCAATATGAACTATCTTTTTTTCTGCATCCTCTATGTCCTGAACGGCCATTCTAAAAAACGTTATATAACCACCTTTAATAATCTTTTTATCATCTTCTCGGGTCATAGCGCGGCCTATATCATCCAATGTGACACCGTTGCTTTCACCCAAATAAATCTTATACAATAATTGCAAACCACACTTTGTCCTGTGCTGTAAGTTATTCATAACCTGATTGTGCCATGTGATCATTTGATGCTCATCATCTGTGAAAGGCAACTCCCCCTCAGCTTTCGAGCCTTTTGATAAACTGCCACCGTCATAACTCGAAACTTTTGCCCTACCATGAACGGTAAGCGCCGCGGCTAGAAACCTTGTGAGCATGTGCTGCTCATGTGCGTCTAAATTGCTCTCCAATGAGCCCGCGCTTGCTTGTGTAGGAGCATTCTTTGGCCTCATTGGAGCGTTGACCATTGACGGGCCGATCCTTGGATACTCAACACCGTGCGTCATGCCTTCAGGCATATGCGCAAGTCTTTCACGCGTCGGGAAACCGTTCAGGTTCGGCATAGGCGGCGGGCCTGGATTTTTCTTAACTTTGATCTTGCTCATCTATCACCCAAATGAATGCGTTGGTGTGTGGTCATCTGCTCTCGTGCGTCCTCAATGTCGTCTTCATCAAAAACCTCATAGCGGCTTTGTGAGAGGGGTTTATAATCATCCGGGTCCCAATCTACATTTTTAGTTGTTTCGCTCACCAGTGAGCCCCTGTGTTGCTCCTGGATGGGCTGAACCTTGACGTCTTGCCTACATATTATCCAAAACCCCGTCGCTATCATAAGTGTAATGATTGCAATTGCTGTGATTGTGATCAGTAAAATTGTTGTCATGATTGGTCTCCAATGAGTGCTTTTATTTGATCAGTGGCACTAGAATTTCCATATTTTTTTTGTGCATTTTTGTGTGACACTTGGCGTAAAACTTTGTTGGTAACAGATGATGAAATTGCTCTCGTGATGTTGTGAGGAACAACCTTGAAAGCTTCCTCTCCCGCTTCAATTGAAGCTGCCCATTGCAAGGCAAACGACATGCAGTGTTTTCGAGCGTCTTCATTCGAGCAATCTGGTGTCAACTGCAATTGCATATCCACCGCTGGAATCGAGATTGTGAAATCTTTGTGGCGAATGGTTTCGCAATTGATGATTGCTCCGTGACCAAGGGGTTGAAACCCTTCAGGCAAAGCCGCACTTCCACACACACTTTTTTGATCGTCCTGAGTTTCTGAATTTAAGAGAGGGGGTTTGGGGGAGAGATTAATATTATTCTTAGATAAAGAACGCCCCCGCGTAGGCGCACGCGAACCAGTGCTTTCTAAAGACACTGGTTTAGGGGGGGTAGTGTCTTCAAAGGGGGGTGCTTTAAAGACACCAGTGTCTTTTAGACCAGTGTCTTTTAAAGGCACTGGTCGGTCTATTTCTTGTGGTAAAAGATACTTATTTTTAGCCCCGTTTAGCTTAGATTTCACCAACCCTATTTGATCGCAGATTCGTTTTAAAGACCGCATAACTGCACGTCTGCATTTTAGTTTTGAACAGCGCATAATTTCTGGAATTGAGGCATCACAAACACCTTCGTCATCCATTAAATATTCAATGGTATGGCCAACCAAAACATCTGTGCTACTGGTCATTTTTTCAACAATTTGCGACCTAAATTGTTCCCTTGTTAATATTAAATCAGGCGGGTTATTGTGACCAATTTTACTCATGCCCGCCCCCTATTTCCAATAGAGTTGGTTGGCATGTTGCACCACAAATCAACAGGCCTGCATTCGCCGTTCCGCTGTTTCAAAACAATGGCCTCAAATTGACTTTTCACCTTATCTAGCTGCTCCTTTCTGAAGGCCTCGTCCTCCTGTGTGTCACATTTCATACGCTCTAAATAATAGGCTGGTCGGTGTAACCCAATGACACAATTTGCATCCTCTTCTATGCGCCCGCTTTCACGCAAATCTGACAAAGTGGGACGCTTGTTATCTCGTCCCTCAACAGCCCGGTTTAACTGACACAGAACAACAATCGCAACGTTGAAATTACTAGCAATAACAGCTAGTTGCTCAGTCATCGCCCCTATTTCAAGGTGCCGAAGCCCTACGTAATCTTCAGCTTTTATTTTACCTAAATGATCAATCACAATTAAATCAAGCGACCGTCCATCTCGATCTAGTTTATTGATATGCGACCTAATGCGCGACTGGATATTTGTGATCGTTAACCCGCGCTGGTCATCAATCTCTAGGCTGTATTCTGAAAAATCTTTTTGTGCTTTTTTCAGGCGGTCAACACGCCAATCCTCAATATTTTTTGCTAATATATCTCTGTAAGCAATTGGGTTATTGAGTGTATACGTGATGTCCGATAGGCAGCGAGCCGCTAAGGCTTCCTTTTGCATCTCCATGCTAAAACAAAGCACCTCATAGCCTTGCCTTGCTGTGCGCAACATAGAGCTTGCTGCAAAAGCTGATTTACCAACAGAGGGCCTTGCTGCCACTATAGTCAGCTCACCTCGTGGCCAGCCGCCACCAAGAGTTTTATCTAAATCTTTCAGTGATGTTGAAACAGCGTTGTAATTTACAGGATCATCCAGCTCATTAATTAACGTTAACGCACTGTCTGCCAGGCTGGCTTGCGTGGTTTCACCTACCCCGCCATGATCACAAAGCCTATCTAAAGCGCCCTGCGCGTGCTCTATGGCTTGTTTTACACCGTTTTGTTCGCCAGAGGAAACATTGTGGATTATTTGAGCACCAACATCCATCAGCTGCCTAGATAAATAGGCCTCTTTAATTGTCAAGCCATAATTATGAGCATTTAATACAGATGTGGCGCGCGCCGCCAATCTACCCAAATATTGGGGTACGGTAAGCTCTCCAATAGATAATTCACTCTCAAATCTGTTTTTTAACGTGACTGGGCTGGCTATGCGCGCGCCATCGATCACTTTAGCGCATTCTGAGTAAATTCGCTGGTGCAATGGGTCAAAGAAATGTTCTGCATTTAAAAAATCAGCCACTTTATCTAGGGCCTGATTATTAATTAAAATCGCCCCCAAAAGCTCTTGCTCAGCTTGGATGTTATGGGGGAGCTCTTTAATCTCCTTGCCCCAAAAATCAGTTGCCTTAGCGGCCTGATTATCCTGTTGAAAGTTAGAAACTTCCATATATTTATCCTTGCCTTCTGTTAAGAACTTGTGTATAAACGAAGACATCAATTCATTCCTTTTTGTGGAATTGCCTTCTAACAAATTCGATTGATGTTTAAACGATCCGCCAAGATCGTCATTCTTCCAAAAACCCCTCTTCAAACGGCAATTTGATTTGGGGTTTTTTGCTGTTTAAATTCACGCGGCCTTTTTAACTTCCTCCCCACCCTCCTGGAGGGTGAGTAAATAATTGTAGAGGGACAGTTTCGGACGGTAATAAACATACCCGTCCCTCCGCTTTTGTCTCTCCAGACAGTCAGACGCTATTTTGCCAAATGTCGTTTGTTTACAATAAGATGTACCCTCCGTCAGACAGTCGTGCACATAGTCCTGATAGACGCTGGAGGCTCGTGACCAT